TTTCTTCTACTTCGTCATCTTCATCTTCATCCGCTTCGTCACCGTCGGCTTCGTCATCGTCCTCGAGGACTTCGACTTCTCCGGCACCATCTACCTTTTTCTTTTTCTTTTTCAAAGGTGTGGTTTTAGGCTCTTCGGCTTCTGAGACATCGGCTTCTGTAATTTCAGATGAGTCAGCAACCATTTCCAGGTCCCCTTTCTCTAAAAGTTCATCAGCCTCTGACACTGTAATAGAAGTATCGGATTCAGCGGACTCACCTTTCCAGGCTTTTTGCTCTTCATCCAAAACCAACATTTCGCCAGTTTCTGTTTTTAACTTCATCAGGGTTCTCCTAATCCAATTGATTAATCATTAAAATTAGTTTAACAAATTCTAATTACTTATATTTATAAAACTAATTACTTTAACATTGTATGATTCATATGAATCATCACAACTTACTTATAAAATCCTCGAAAATACTCGCTTCTAGTGAAGTTAATCGCTTTCCGCTACTCCTTTCAATGATTTTTCTATATTTTGCAATCTGTTGTTCTTTGATTGCACCGTTATCCCACACCCACTCTTTACCTTCCATAATGCCATTTACGAAAGCATCAGGTGCCGACGGGTCGGCGACAATATCTGCGGCCGTAGCAAGGTAAAAATCACCTTGTACTTCCTGAATTCCTTTTTTATTCGCTTTAAGCGAACCCATACCACGAGAAGAGACACCAAGTTGGGCACCCTCTTTGATAAGGTTTTTGACAATATTTCCGTGTGGAGTATCAGTAACTTTTGCTTTACCGATATAATTACTTCCATCTTGAACCAATTCAGTAATCATATGAGATACCCTATCCAAATTAATGGTTGGTCCCTCTGGATGTCCCAGTTCACCGAACGCACGTTTCTTGTCAATATATTCTTTTGTATATCGTTTAACTTCCTTGTGCATAATAGCACCAGGATATAGGCGTCCATTTCGGTTTTTCAAGTCTGCTTGGAGAAATACGCCTTTTATATAAAGGTCTTTTCCATTAGCCTCTGTGATATACTCTACTTTTTCTGTTATTTCTGAGATTAGTCTCATTTACTTCTCCTATTTCTTGGTGAACTTAGACTTGACTTTACCACCAAAAACTTTCTGAGCGTTTTTGATTTTAGACTTATTCTTCCTCATCCACTTCTTCCGCATTTTTATTCGCTTGACTTTGTTGCCACCCTTCTTACGGTCAATCTTTGCTCTTAACTTAGTGGCGCGGTTACTGAATTTTAATCTGTCTTTGTTCTTCTGAGTCTTCCGACGTTGCATCGTATTTCGTGCTTTGTATTCAGATATGTCACATTCACACGGTTCTTTTCCACACGTATCACAATACTCTTCTAATGAATTAATATATTCCCATATTGTTTCATCTTCGTAAATTTCAGCATCATCATCTTCTTCGGGCTCCTTGCCAATCGCCCAGATTGCCCATCCGTTTACTGCTTCTGACTCAAGTTCGGCCTTTTCTTTTACAGAAAACTTATGCCAATCTTCTTCAGTCCATTCAACAATACAACAATCTTCTTCCAACTCATCAAGCATCGTTGAGACTTTAAGCGCCTCTGAGAATTCTGAAAATTTAACTAGGCTCATAGTTTTAATCCTTTAGTCAGTTTTACCGCTTATTTTCTTTACTCGTATTGCACCAGGACCTTTTTCTAATGCTGTTCCCCTGACCATTCGAGCCATATGTTTAACTAAATATATAAACATCATTTCGGCATCTTTTGGAGCGTTCTTTTTGTCTGATTTAATTTCGGACTCAAAGGTTACAGTCACCGCAGGCATATTAGTTTCAATTTCTAAAGAAACTCTATACGTTCCATCTGGGTCTAAAAAATATTCATCTTTTTCCCAATTCGGGCTACTGTATCGACCCTTCGCTTCATCAAGAGACTCGGCTTCGTTGATTGATTTTAATCTTAATTTTCCTGTTCTTTCTTGTAAAGTTTCCACCTTGTTCTCCATTTATACCTTCATTAATTTTTTGTCTTGTAATGCTCGACCCAGGATAGATGCTTCTTGAACTGGCATTGTAATGTTGCCTCGTTTCTTGTCAGTCAGTTGAATCATCATTCCCTTATCGCCACCACTGAATCTAGTTATTGATACGGATTTACTACCTTTAAAGTCCGTACTTTCTCCAAGTTTCTTTGCTGTTGGCGTTAAAAATTCTACCGCTTCTTTTTGAAGTTTATTCATTTTATTTATGTGGTTTCTTTATCCAGTTATTAAGTTTCTTAATGACATCCTTTGCAGATTTTACTTTGGCCTTTTTCAGTTTAAAATCCCAAGACGTGTTGGTCTGATACATATCCATAATTCCAGTCATATCAACTCGTATGTTTGCATAATCTCTCGCACCTTCTAGTGGCGAGCCTCCCTTTGATTTTCCCCAATCTTTTTTAGGTTGAAAGGAGAGTGAGATAAAAATAGTAGTCAAATTATCCGAACCCGTTTTTGCAGCCTCGAGTTTCGTTTCAATAAATGCTACATTAACACCTTTTTCTATGTCCTTCGCCCATTGTTTAATGTCATTTTCATCCTTAAAGATGCCGCTGTAAGCCTCTGTTATAAAATCTTTAAATTTTCCTTCTTCAAGAGGATACATAGAAGATGGAGCCAAAGGATTCAAAAATTGATGTCCTTGAAGTTCATCCATCAGATTTCTTCTTCTTCTTCTTTTTGTTATCAGTTGGGTTATCATCGTCCGTAAAGGGCTTTGCTTTTTTGTTTCCAAAATTAGCAAGGTTTTCGTCCTTCTCATCTTCATCTTTATCATCGTCATCTCCGCCGTCTTTTTTCTTCTTGGCAGCGATGGCTTTTTTCAATGCAGGTGGAAGTTCGCCTTCGTGTACGTGTGGTTTGTTCCCTTCTGCGTGAGAATGGGTCACTCCATCTTCGTGAGTATGCTCTACTTCTTCGGCTTCATTAACAGCCGTTTTCGTAAACATAGTCTTACTGATAGATGTTTTCATATCGGCAATTTTAGTCGCTAAACGAGAACCAATTTCAGTACGCAAAATATCCCTAAAGTCTGTTGGTTTCTTGTCACGTGCGGCTTGCACTAATTTATTTAAATTTTCGTTCATAATGTCTTATCTCCTAGTAATAATCGTCAGAGTTGCCTTCTTCATCAGAAGATTTAGAGGCCTTCTCTGCTTCCATTTGTTTGTCTAATGTCTCAATATCTTCATCGCTTTGCATCAGAACATTCTTTCGTACCCAATCGATAGAGTAATAACGACCAATCATCTCTCCGCTTGTTATAGTATCAAGCATTTCGACTCTTTCCTTCATCATCTCAATCTTCTTGAGTTCTGTAAAATATCCATCATCTTCAAAGATAAAATTAATATTCTCTTTGTAGACGTTCCACTCTCCTTTGTCGATAATCTGCTTCGCAAGGAGTTGGGTTCTCAATAGTGAAAATAGCAAATCAGAGAATCGTTTACGTAGTTTCGTTACATATTTAGTAAACTTTATCTCATCCCTTGTTATCTCACCAACTCTTGAGAAACTCCAGGTACTTTCTGCATCCATCCTACTAGACGGAACGTGGAGTGCCTGATATACTTTTCTCTGAAAATATACTACATCATCCATATCACCAAGATTTTGACCACCTGGTAATGTCTCTACTTCAGTTCCTCGACCACCCTCTTTTCGTGGGAGCCAAAAATCTTCCATCATAGACATCGTATCTTTGCCGTCTGCTACAGTACCCGTAGAAGCATCATAAACCATTTTATTCTTAAACTTGTTCATAATGTTTCGTAGATATTGTTCTGCTTTAGTCTTAGGCAGATTTCCAACGTCTATATAGAACACCCTTCTTTCGGGCGCTCTTGTAATTCGGTAAATCACCATCGAATCTTCAAGCATCCGAAGTTGATTAATTGGTTTCATTGCTTTATGGAGATACGACATTGTAACTTCTTTTTCGCTGTCGTATAACCCAGAATCCGCCGTAGCGACTGCTTCTGTGGCAACTTTAAGGGTCTGAGTAATACCTTTACTCTCTTTTGAATATAACCAATATTCATCTACCCCGGTTACTACTTCGACTCCAGAAGTATCTCTTTCTTTGATTACTTCTTTTATCTTCTTGATATTAGTAGAGTCAATGTAACGCAACTCTTTAATACCCTTTTTGATATTATCGTTATCGAATATTATATGATAATGGATTGCTCCATCCTCATACCATCGTCTGAATATATCAGGTCCAGACTGATTAAATTCTAATTTCTTAGAGATTATATTAAACTCTTCAGAAATCATATCCTTGATATTCTTAGGCACGTCTATAGTATCTAATTTATCAAGAAGTATTGTTACTGGTTCCTTATATGGGTCCAGTACAATTGCTTCGTTAACTATATCGTCTATTGCAGATTCAGCCTCGGGCTGTCTCGCAGTTTGTCGATATTTTTCAATTAACTCTTGTTGAGTCTTGAAGGCGGTGTCGAAATTGACGGAGAAGGCGTTTATTCCTCCTCCGTCTATTACGGTAGAACCATCGTCAAGGTCAGGTGCAACAAAGGACTTCGTCCCCTTCTCCACCACAGATGAGCCAATCTTTTTCTCTATCTTATAACCAAATAGTTCCATATCACCAGTTCTTTATGATATTAAAGTATTAATAGTATTTATACGATAATAACAAACTCATTATTAAGTGGCAGACAACACGTTTACGTCTTGAGCATCAACAGAAGCATCATCCCAAGAAATAGCAAATGTTACACTATACTCTTGAATTGCATCAGTTGTTTCCCAACCAAGTTCGATTGCTCCAACTTCAGAAGGCCACCCATAAAGGGCTACCATTCCGCCAGGCTGCTGAGAGCCATCACGTCTGAAAGGTTGAACTTCAATCTTCTTGTGTGCTCCTCCAACACCAGTTGTAGAAGCAAACGATGTAAAACCTTGAATCGTTTGTTGCCACAGCAAGAGTGCATTACGTACTACATACGCCTCATCGTTGATGAAAGTAACAGTCCAATCTGCGAATGTTCTGTCACCAGGAACTTTTAACTTACGATTAAGATAAGGAACCTCTATCGGAGCCACTGACGCGGCTGGTAAAGAGGCTGCCTTAGCGAACATCGGTGCGCCAGCAATTCCTGCAATAGTAACTTCAAACAGATTAGGACGAGCATAATCGCCAACGTATTGATTACTGAAATCATTTATACTAAAAGCCATTTCAATTCTCCTATACTTGGCCAATCACTTCAGCAAAATCAACACCGGTTTTCGTAGCAACGAAATTAAGCGTGATAAAGTTGATTGATTTGGATGGTTTAAGAAAGATACTCGCAACAAACTGATTCGAGTCAATAATTTCTGGTGTGTTGTTTTCAGCATCACACTGCACGTAGAAATCATACATTCCCTGTTTCGCTTTGATTCCCTCAAGATATGGATTAACCATATTCAAGAAATTCTTACGGGTGAATTCGTTGTTGAATTCAAACAAGAAATATTTTGCGGATATTGATATTGCTTTTTCTAGAATAATGAACAATCTGCGTACATTGATTCTATCGAAAGCACTAGGTTTAACTAACAGAGTTCTGTCTCCCCAAAGAACAGTGCCTTGTCCTGGGAAAGTAACAATTGGATTGATTCCGTTAGGAAGCATATACAATTGGTCTCTGTGTGCTTTAGACGGCTGGTATGCTAATTTGACTACACCTTTAATCTGACCACGATTCAATCCACCTGGTGACCACCAAGCATCTCGAACATCATCAGTTCGTGCCATCAATCCTGCGATATCACCACTGAATCCAATCCAGCGATAAGTGTCAGAATAAACGTCATAAGTGTATTTGTAGTTACCATCAAGTGTACCGTAAGATGAAGCAGAATTAAATGCAACATCAGTTCTCCAAGAAATTACATTGTTAACAGCGTTTGTGGCGCCACCAACATTAACAACTTCTGATTTTGGAGGAGATACAATAGCAATACAATCTTTACGATATTCTGCTATATTCTCAATGATGTACTTAGAAACAACTGCTACTTGGGCTGTATTCTCGTTAGAGATTCCACCACCAATCGCAAGACTAATATTAATTTCGTCTGCGTTCTGCAATAAATTCCATCCCTGAATGTACTCGTTAGAGCCAACAGTTCCGGCATCTACTTCTAGTACCCAAGTATCTCCAGCACCCTCACAGGTGGCTTGGTCAGCGCCAGTACCATCGTCACAATGAGCAGGAACACCAGCCGAAACTGCGATTCCACCAGACATTGCTACGGTTGTAGCACCACTATTAACTATGTTAGTTGTGTTAACCCAAATTAGTTTAGAGCGTTTGTTAACTACTTCTTGTGCCCAGATGTTTCCACCGTCTGAGTTTTTAGAGCCTTCAGCGACTCCAACAAGATAAGTTTCTACAGCGACACTATCTACAACAACTGCTATTGCAATTTCGCCATTTGAAGTATCGGGTTGCACATCGAATGCCCCATTATACTGCCAAGTTGACCAAGATGCAGAGCCATCGTGAGTCTCTACTGTAATGCCATTTCCGTATGTACCTGGATATCGAGCATAAAAACCTTCTGTCAATGTACCAGAATCGTACTGTGTTTCAAAATCCTCTGCGTTTGCTATTTGAGTGACATTTCCAGAAGGCGCGGCATTCATCGCTCCTGAATCAACAACTCGAACTACTTGAAGGCTGTTAGCATACTTCAAGAAAGCGGCAGAAGAAAGAAACGCTGGATATGTATCGTTGGTTGGTTGTCCAAAGACTGATACCAGGTCGGCTTCTGAGGTGCATAGATAAGGTTCAAATGCAGGTCCCCAAGTAAAACGACCAACAGTACCACCTAAAGAGGTAGCAACCGCGGGAATAGACGTACTCAAATCAATTTCTTTGACCTGAACGCCTGGGCTTAATTGAAATCCCATCGTTTTTCTCCTATATTAAAAAATTTATTCAACTATGACTGTGAGCCCCTATCGTCTTACCGTTATTGAGTTATTTTGCGATAAATCCGATGAAGCCGAGGAAAACATTCTCCCCCAATCATTACTACTATTTATAATTTTATTGTTTTCTGGCACTTATTCCTAAATCGGCAAAGGCTTCTGTAACTTTGGACTCTCGCATTTTTTCATATGTATCTAGAATATTGAGCATTCTTCTGTTATTCGGACACTTACATTGATATTTAAACATCGCACTGCATTTAATACAATACCTCGACTTCACTCTTGTTGTAGTCATAAGACTTACTGAATACCTCCCCTAGGGTTGATTGTTATCTATATACTTGCCAGATTTCTCCATCCTCGATAACGTATTTATCGCCATCGCCAGTGCCATCCTCGATGAACCCGAATGGAGTAAGGTCATCTTCTATTTGCTGTATTTGCCCATCATATAATTTTGTTCTCAAATCTATGTCATTTAATTCTTTGAATAGGTCTTGAGAAGAGAACCAAGAGAACATAACCAAACTCATTACTAAGTCATCATTCCCTCCCTCTTCGGCTGACCAACTCTTTCCTCGAACAATAAATTGTGATATCTCTTGTATTGTCTCTAAATCATTAATTATTAGTTTGTTACTCTCTACAAGGTCTTTAAAATTAGAACAACCAACAGCCTTCACCCGTTTAGTCATTTTGATGCCTAATTTTGAGTGAACCCCTGATTCGTTAATTGAGTTATCGTATTCCAAATCGTAATGGAGTATATTGGCTACTTCCGCACCTGGGCCATTTGATTCAACTAAGACAGTCGCTTTATTGTATGCAGTCGCTACTCGTTGTATTATGGATGGAAATAAGAGAGGAGATATTGTATTTGACCGATACTTAGCCACTTGCCTGAAAGGAATTTCTGTAATGTCAATTACATTGAATGCAGAGAAATCTTGCCCTCTACCCTCTGCTACATCAACTGCAATAAAATAATTGTGACCTTCGATTGTTCTTTCATATACATCTAGATTATCTTTGCGTGATAGAGGAGTTCGTACAGTAAGTTCAGCAATCTTTCCTGGAGTAACTAGAGTACCAGCAGAGCCAAGAAATTCACACTCGAACTCTTGCCTAAATTGTTCTTCGCTTGTGTTTTCAATTGTTTGTTTTTTCCAAGCATCATCTCGACCAGGAACATCCCACCAATTGATTTCAAAGGCGTGATAGTTGGAACGTCCTTCAATGGCATTAGTCCACATCTTATAGAAGTGATTCATCCCATTAGGCGTAGAAACAATAACTACTTTTGATGTTTGACCAGATGATATAGTAGGATAAACAGAATTGAAAAACTCTTCAGCCATTCCTTGCTGAATAAATGCAAACTCATCTAGAAAAATTAGGTTAAAGGAAAAACCTCGTATGGAACTGGATGCTGTGGAAGATGCGAGTATACGGGAGCCATTTTCTAAAAAAACAGAACCTTTATTCCATTCCGATACTCCTTGTTGCAAGAACATAGGAAGTTTTTCATATGCCATTTGGAGCCGACCCAATAGTTCTCTCGCTGTCGCACCCTTATTGGCTAGAATTGCTACATTCTTCTGGTCATTAAATAGTACATAGTGGAGCATAAATGCTAAACTTGTCTGTGATTTACCAGACTGTCTAGGACATTTTACTATACAAAATCGATTTTCAACTAGACCCTTTATTAGTTCTTCTTGGAACGGCCATAACTCAAATTTCATTAATCCCCTATCTACATTAACTATAGTCATATAGTTCTTAATGAAATAGATAGGGTCATCCCTACATTTGACGTACTCCTGAATCTCTTCCGCAGAATAGTTCTGAGGAACATTTATCCGTTTAAGTAATGGGTTGCCTAAATAAGTAGTTATTGTCATAATATAGGGTACATCTCGATAAAATTTCTAATTAGCACTTTCCTCTTTAGGTGCTGGTAGCCGTTGCATCAATAGATTAATACTGTTTTCTAGTGTATCAATTTTTCCACTCATCTTCAAAAATAGCGTGTTAAATTCTGCGTCCTCTTCGTTTCGTTTTTCTATGGCCATCAGTCTTGCTTCATTAGCCTCATACTTTTCTTCACTATGTTCTATAAAGACGACCATTCGGTCAACTGACCGTACAGTATCCATCATTGCAGTGATGCCGTATACGATTGCGCCGAACATCAACATCATCATAATGTTCTGGAAATTCTTCGTCATCATTCTCGTTTACTCCTTTTATTGGATGTTACTCTTTGTCAATAGTCTTTCCTTTCAACATTTCTTGTAATTCTGCCGTAGAGCCGACATACAAGTTATTGACATTTGTTTTAGGAGCATCTCCCTCTTTCATATTCTTCAATTCTTTTTGCATCTTTAATAACTCCATTGTGGTGTCGGATACATTTTTAATCAATCCACTCGCAACTTCGTATGCTCTCGGGTGTTCCATCTCCTTCGCCAGTTCAAGGATGCCCTCAAGAGCATCGTTCCCTCGTTCAATGAGATTATAAAGATTATCTCTTGCGTAAGAATAATCTTCTCCTAGGTCTCCGTCTACGGGGTTAGAATTAACTGCCGCCCGTGGAGTAAGACCACGTTCTCTTCGTGTACTTACAATTCTTGATTCTCTAGGCGCTTTGGGTGGATTGTCTATTGTAGGAACTTCGTATTCTGCAATAATATCATCCGCCATATTTAACTCCGCATCTAGTTTTTCTTTAATACTTTTTTTCTTTGCCATAATATATTTTCCCTATCAATTTCATCTTAATCATTACCTAACGGCCACTTAATTTCCGCCATAGTATCAATATCATCAGGGTCATTAGGGTCATCAGGATGTCCTCCTTCTACTAATATACTCCATTCATCATCTTGCCCGGCACTAAACGGGTCAACTGTTAGATTAATTTGCTCTTCTGGAGCAAATGGCCCAACAGGAATACTTGAACCAAACATATAGTTTGTAGTAACCTTCTTGATAAGGCCTTGCTCTCGTATTGGTGGGTATACCCATCCCTTCATTATAAAACTTAATGACCAATTTACAATACGCTGTTCTGCGAAATCTCCTTCATACTCATCAACCATATCTATTCCAGTGAGTTCTATCGGAATGTCTCTCCGCATATCTAACTCAGGAATTTCTTCGATTACTACGTTGAAATCTGGTTGGAAATATGGTAATATTTGTTCTATGATTTGGAGTCCATCATCCATATAGTCTACATACACATCAAGAGAGAATGAGAAGTTATATGGAATAGGGGTGAACATTGCATACGCTTTATCATTATTCGTATGATTAAATCTATATTCTCCCATCTGGTTACCAGACCTTGAATAGTCGGCTTCCACACCAGTAAGAACAAATCCCATTCTTGGAACTTGCTTGTTCTTAACACTATCTTGTATTAATCGTGCTAGATACTTTTTGCGAGACTCATAGGCCAAAGGAACTTTAATATCTTTAAGAACCGTGCCATCTGCTTCAGTATGCTGAACGTGAATATTGTTGAATACGGAGCCAAAAGCAATAATTAATTTTCTTGTTGTTCCGTGATAAAAAGTTGTACCAAACATAATCTATTTCCTATTGAGTAGAACCAAATGGGTTCATTTCTGATAGGTCTAGAACATCATCGTCCAAGTTATCCCAGTCAGGTGTTGTCAATTCTTTGTCTACTGCTGTTTGAATATCTGTCTCTAAAGCATTAATTTCGCTATCAAGAACATCAATATCTTCCCCACCGTA